TTCATCCGTCCAAGTACCGTCCAGAGTGGTGTAGGTCTCCAGACCCATCTGATCGCCGATCATCAGGTCTGCCCAGTTGCCGAAGAACATTTCGGTGCAGCCGGTCTTGCTGTCGGTGGGGATCTGATTGGAAACCTTGTACGGCATGCCGAGGAAGTTACCAGCGTTCATCTCGTCGCGGTAGATGTAGTCGCCGGTGGTGGTCTTGATGTTCTTGAGATAGCCCTCCATAAAGGAGTTGAAAGCCCAGCCCAGAGCCTGATCGTCCACGTTCTTGCTCATAACCAGCGACTTCACATAGACCGGGAAATCGGCAGTCAGCTTACCGTCTGCGGCATACTGGGCATCCATCTTCTTTGCGTCGATTTTCTCAACGCCGGGGGTGTTGGCAATGCCGGTGGGCTGGAACTCGCCGCCGGTGCCGTACAGAGCGCCCCAGTCAAGGCCGAGCTGCATACGGCGGGACAGATCAGCGGCGAACAGTTCATCGGCGCTGTACTTGGTGCTCATCAGCAGTTCGCGGGTCTGGGGCACAATGGCTTCCAGACGCTTTGCAGACAGGCGCAGGTTGCCGAATGCAGGCTGAGTGGAAGCGATCTTGCGACCCTCACCGCCCCACATAGCGCGGGTGCCGGAGGTCATGCGCGGGATGTTCAGGTTGCCGTTTTCCAGCGGAATGGTGCGTGCGCCCAGCTCCTTGATGACGGTCTTGCTGTACAGCAGTTCGATGACCTCATCCAGATAGACTTCCGGGATCAGGAAGCCGCCAGCGGTCGGGTTGGTGGCAGACATGGCCTTGAACTCGTGGGCCATGGACGTATCGTTGTAGTACTTCTTGGCGTAAAACTCGGCACGTTCCGGGTCATGCCGGCCGAAGACATCCAGACACTTGATGGCGCGGGCGAGGTTCACCAGCGGGGGCACACTCTTCTGCTGCTTCTTGGCGGAAGCGGTGCCGCCCATGAACAGGCTGGAGTACTTACGCTGGGCAGGAGCGGTGCCGGACTTCACCTGACGGCGGAATGCAGCGGACTTGCGGCGCTTGGCATCATCCTCAGAAGCGGCTTCGTCGTCATCCTTTTCATCAGAGTCAGCCTCATCGTCATCCTTGCCCTCAGGATCGGCTTCATCATCGTCCATACCCTCATCTGCGGTCATGGAATCGATGATCTCAGCGGCTTCCTGAATGACTTCATCAGCCGTCAGGTCGCCGACTTCCTCACCGGCATCCTTGCGGGACTTGCGCTTTTCGTTGGCATTGTCCACGGCCTGTTCGATAATATCGGCCATGTCCTCTGCGGTAATGCCATCCAGCGCGGCGGCAGTATCACTGCCATCATCGCCGGTATCGTCCTCCTCGCCCATAGCTTCCTTGACGGCGCCCTTGATGAGGTCTTTCAGCTCATCGGTGCCCACCTTCATAGACTTGATGGCGGCTGCGGACTTCTTTCTGTTCTTCAGACGCATTGATTTTTCCTCCTGTGTCAAAAAATAATTTCTACAGTTTTCTTCGGAGCGGATTTCCGTTCCACGGACTTGTGTGCGCTTACCGGGGGATGCCCCTTGCCGTTGTCACCCTGCGCTTCCGAAATGATCTTATCCAGCAGCTTTGTGGCGGCTTTCATGGACGTGCAGGCATCCTTGAGGGACTTCATGCGGGAAGCAGAAATTTTGCGCCCAGCCTTTACCTCGGTAACGATGGCCTGTGCTTCTGCTTCGATGCGGGTTGCCGCATCATCCGATTTGTGGTCCGTAATGACCGCCTGTTCGTTCATTGCCCATGTAACAACGCTGATTTCCCAGAGCTTGACTTCGCGGAGGTGGCGGATGCCGTTCTCATCGTAGTCAAACACAACCGGGTCATAGCCGATGGAGAGTTCGCACAGAACGCCGTCATGGATCAGCGTCTTCACATCCCTGCCGAGAGTGGTATCACTGATTTTGGCGCTCATAAAAAGGCCTTTTGCATCCTCGCGGAGTTCGGTAGGAATGCCGATCGGCAGCAGACTATCGTTATGCCCGGACAGGATTTTCACTCGTCCGATGCCCTCGGCGATGGTCTTCGTGAAGGCACCCGGCTCAATAATGTCGCCGCCGCTGTCGATATTGGAGAACACAGCACCATAGCCGGAGAATGTGCCCTCTTTATCGTCAAAGCCCTCCAGTTCAAACTCCACGGTTTTATACTCGGTCTTTGCGCCCTTGTGCTTTACTCCCCGTGCAAGGGAGCGTTCCCATGCGCTTTTCCCCACGCGCTGGGAATAATAAGACGGCGATACCCGCAGATTTGCAACTGCCAGCTTCGCCGTCATAGTGGGGTCATCGTGTGTAACATCGGCCGTTCCCGCCTTGGTACCGTGCCGGGCAAGCTCTGTGTTCATGCCGTTCAGCAGGTCTTCCAGCTGGAATGCTTCCTTTTTGAAGTCAATGCCGATGTTCTGTGCAGCACGAGCTGCATCTTCTCGCGTGAATACCACTCTCACGCCCTCCTTTATCTGTTGTAGGTGACATAGCACCTGCATTTGATAGTTTCGCGTGCAGGCCCCTCCGGGTCGCAGGGATACCGCAGGCCATTGGAGAACCGGGCATCAATCGGCACGGTCTCTCCGTCCATCTTGACATGGTTCGGACCGCCATCGGAACCATCACGAGGGTTCTTCTGCGGGCGGTGATGCCACGTTTTCGTGGTGGCACCGCTTTTCTGCATCATGTCATAGTGGCCGGTCTCCAGCGTCATCACGGTTTCCTGATCTGCAATGAGCCGCGCCCTGCTCCGGGTCTGGATCTCATATTCCTGCAAAATCTCATCCGCCATCTTTTCACGGCCAATACCCGCTTCAATGCCGTTGGCCACGATGCGGGAGATATTTTCCTTGGTGGTCTGTGTCACATGACGGACACGCTGCCCGCCGCGGAGCTTTGCCTGACTGAGCAGTTCCGGGCGGTCAACACCGCGGATATTGTAGGCCTGTTTTGCAATCCGGGTACCCTCATCATAGGTCTGCTTCCAAAGCGGCTTGAAGATTTCTTCCATTGCCGTTTCTTCGGACGGCCAGTTGACAAGGCCACCAATGAACTGCTCCACAAGATTTTTCTGCTCCTGCTCACCGAGGGCAGACCACGCGGCGCTGTCTTCCACATGGTTTTCCGTGATGTAGGGCATCAGGACATCCCACACGCTCCAGTCTGCTTTCTCAGTGCCGCTCAGAGAGCCGGAGAGCCGTTTTTGCTGTTGCCGGAAGAACTTCATCGTGGCAACTTCAAACTTAGCTCTCTGGGCTTTCTGGGCGGCCGCCAGCAGATTACCGATGTTCTGCGTGCGGGATTTTTCTTCATGCTCCCGGCGGTCACTCATAGACAGCATCCCGCCGGTATCTTCATCGTCCGTGACCTCAACTTCCTCTGTGCTTTCCTGCATCAGGTCGGTCGTCACTTCCGCCGGGTCATCGTTGGAGCCGATGAACATATCGGAAATGGTAATCTTGAAGCAGTCGCCGCCGGTCTTGCAGGGTTCCATGCCCAGCAGTTCGCGGGCTTCATCCTTGGTCAAAAGCCCGGCATTCCAGCCGTCAATGCCTTTGGCCTTGTCGAACTCCTGCGAGCGCGGGACCACATCATCAAAATGCCATACAAGATCATTGCCATAGAACGGCAAAATCTGTGTATTGATGGCTTCTTCCCGGCGGTTGAGCCGTGGCATGATGACGTTCTGGGCGTAGATGTACTGAGCCGCTTCGCTCGTGGCTCTGTTGCTGCTCTCCGTGATGCCCATGATTTCACGCGGAACACCAAAATGCTCAAGCACGGCATCCCGGAGGAACCTTCGCCCCTCCGTCATATCCATGTCGCGCATGTTCTCGGCCAGCTTTGTCACGGTCACGTTGCCGTCCACCGTGGCAATGCCGTGGGAGTTGAACGGCCCCCGGAAGCGCTCATTCCATTCAGATCTGAAACGGTCACGCTGATCCTTATTGCTTCCCGGCATCGAGATCAGCGTGGTCGGAGTGGCATCGTTGTAGAAGAACTTCTTCTGGAATTTTGCCGCGTACTCGTCCGTCTCGATCTCATCTGCAAGGGACTCTGCCGCACCGAGACCTCTTTTGTAGGGGTCAAGCGGGTTCAGTTCTTTCATGCAGAAAATATCGTCCACCGGGATTTGCCGGATGAGTCCGCCGGTCGTTCTGATTTCATAGTAGGGGTAGCCCACATAGGGGGTCTGCTGCACCCAATGTGTAGGGAGCGGCCACAGCTCCACCGGACGACCGAGGGCATCAAATTCATAGACGAAGTAGCCCTCGCCCTTGAGTTCCAGATAGATCTGCTGCAACCGCCAGCACGCACCCGAAGTCATTTCATAGAGGGGGTTCGGATGCGCCATGAAATTCAAAAAGGGATGGTCCGTGATTTCCACTTCTTCCCCGTTTTCATCCTTGCGGTACAGCTTACCGGCGCAGGTGGACAGGTCGGAAGCAATGCGATCCACAACCGCCAAACGCGGGTTGCGGCCAAACATTTCCAGCCAGTCCCGCGTATTGCGCTCAGGCGGCGTAGTGTACCGGGGCAGCATAACGCTGACGTTCCCGCCATTGTACTGCCGCCCAACGGCATTGCGCCGTCCGAATCCAAATACTGCCATGTTTCTGTTGTTTCCTCCTATCCGATTTCCCATGTGTAGGTGACGGGCTGATACAGGGACAGCGCCACGGCATCCGCCCGGTCAGGGCTGGGCAGGCCGCGCCGCTTCATAATGTCCTTGCTCTCCAGCTTCAGCTTCGGCGGTGTTCCGGCAAAAGCGTACTTTCGCGTGGAAAGCTGGGCGATCAGTTCTGTATCATTGGGCAGGTGCAGCCGCCCGCTCTGTGCCATGTCACGAACCAGTGACCACATCCATGTGGATATGTCGGCATAGTTGGCAGCGGCATCCTCCTGCGGCACGGATGCACCGAAGTTCACCGGGATAACCTCAAGCTGGTTCAGCCCTCTGGCTTCCCTTTCATGGCGCAGAATATCGGTCACGCCGCCGCCCAGACCGGTATCATCAATGATGGCATAGACCATGCCGGGGTACTGCGGGTACTTCTCCAGCAGGAAAAGATACTCAAAGATGATGTCCTCTGCCGTTGCCCACAGATCTTGTCCGTTCCGAATTTTCAGTTCCTGAACGTCAGCATCTATGTTGGGGGCAATGACAGTGCAGTCATCACCAAAGCGGGCAACGTCACAGCCGATGGAGAGTCGCACCGGGCTGTCATGCGGAAGCGGCTCATTCATGGTGGCCTTTTCCGCAATGTAGCTGGGTATGAACACATCACTGTCCGCGACCGGCGGCAGGCCATCCACACGGACGCGCACCACATTGGAATTTTTGCCGTACTTCTTTTCGAGGGCAGCTATGTTTTCCTTGCTGGTGCGGGGGCTGTCCCGGCTTGATACCGTCATGCAGTACCAGTCCATGCCGTCCCCTTGGAAGCTCTCAGCAAAGCCGCCGGTCGCCTTTGTGGGGTTCCCGCAGTAGAGAAGCCTGTTGTTGGCACCGGTCAGGGTGCCGCCGATGGCATCAAGGATGGGGTCAGCAACACCGGATGCTTCGTCCACCACGAAAAGCATATTGTCTTCGTGGAAGCCCTGCAGGGACTCAGGCTTTGTGGCTGTACGCGGGACGGCAAACCAGCGGCGGTCATAGCCGTTCATGTACACGCGGGTCTTCGTCCATGTGAACATCATTTGAAGCACCGGGCTTGCGTCCAGCCACTTTGCCATTTCTGCCCACAGGACGTTATCCAGCTGTTGCATCGTGGGGGCGGTGCAGACGATGCGCGGGTAGGAAAAACAGGCAATGAACCACCACATAAGATTGGCTTCCAATGCCGTTTTGCCCACGCCCTGCCCGGAACGGATGGCAACACGCCGATGCTGTGATACCGCCACAGCCGCCTCCCGCTGCCATGGATCCGGCTCAAAGTGAGTCACTTCCTTGAAAAAAAGGAGCGGGTCTTTGCGGTACCGCGGTATTCTTCTTTGGAAAAACTCACGGCGTGTCATCGTCCATCCCCTCTGCGGCCTGAATGGCTGCTACCCAGTCGTCAACCAGTTCGCTCTTTCCGCCGCCGCTCATATTGCGCAGTTCGGCCAGCTGTTTGATGCACTGGGCTTTCTGCCGCTGTACATCGGTCAGGAGCTTGTTCAAGCGCTCTATGATGAGGTAGGACGCTTCCAGAGTGGAATTTGTCAGGGTTTCATTGCCCGGCAAACGCTCCCCGGCGGCTACTTTGGCATCAATGGCATCCACATAGGCCCGCAAATCATTCTTTTCCTTTTCAGTGTCACCATCCAGCCGCTTGAAATTCCTGCTTCTCTTGGATGTGGTCTGCGTCTGAACATAGGCTCCCTCTTTGGAATAGTGGGAGATACGCTCCAGCAGATAGCCCTCACGGGCGGTCAGCAGCTTCAGCTCGTTTATGAGCAGTTCTTCTGCATCCACATCTTCGTCACAGGCATCCAACAGCTGACGGTGTTCCTCTGTCCAGCTTCGGAACATCAGTTCAGACCAACCGCCATGCTTGACGGCGTTGCGGTTTCCCTTGGGCGCACCTGCTCCAACGGCATTGACATTACCCGGCGGCGCGCCCTGCTTTGGTCTTGTTTCAGGGTCAGGTGCGGCGGGTGCATCCTCTGGGTGCAGGGTGCGTTTTGCGGGTGCATCTGCACCCTGCGTCCAGTAGCGCTTGCGCCATGACTTTACTGTGTTGATAGACACGTCCAACTTCTTGGAAATCTCGGTGCAGGACAGACCTTTTTTATACAGGGTGTAGCCTTTATCCCGCTTGTCCATCTACATAGTCACCATCCTCCTTTGTTTGTTTCTGCTCAAACTGGCAGGCGGAACACAGAGCGCACGCTACACGATGCCGTCAGCGGCGGTCTGCATTTCTCGTGAAGAAATAGAAAAAAGGAGTATCCAACAGCGCCAGACAGGCTTTCAGAAGATACTGCCCGATGATAATACCGATAAGCTGCATCCGGCCCTCATGGGTATGCACCCAACCCAGACCGAAGCCGAAACTGATGACCGCATAGATCACCGTGTCCCAAATCTGGCTCGTGATGGTGCTGCCGTTATTCCAGAGCCAGCGGCCACCCTTGGTACTGCCATGCTTGGCAATGTAGCGGTCACGGATTGCATGGAACACGGCCACATCCCACGACTGGGAAACGAGGTATGCGGACAGACTGCCGATGACGAAAATCCAGTTCTGCCCCAGCAGGGTTTGATAAGCATTGTCCATGACGGCATCCGTCGCAGGAAAAACGCCGGTGATCATAATGCAGGCGGAAAAATCCTCCTTTCCATAAAAATGGCGGCGCACATCAGATGATCTGCACCGCCCGGCTTTGTTTAGGATTTTGTAGCATAATAATACCATGCCTTGCGCCTTGCGTCATCAGAAAGCATTGGAAAGCATTAGTACCGATTGGAAGTCATTGGAACCCATCAGAAACCATTGGAAGTCATCTGACAAACTACGCTTTCCACCCGTGGCAGGCAAGCAAAAGAAAAAGCCGCTGAATCAGCATTTTCATACTGAGACAGCGGCCTTTTGAATTTAATTCAGGCTATCTTTTTGAGGTAATTATATGCCATCTTGCACACTCCGGCTTCGGTATAGTACCTTCCGAGTGTTCCTGCAATCTCTGCCCATGAGCGGCACCGCACGAAACGGAGCCTGAAAATCAGGCGCATCCGTTGGTCTGAAATCGACACACAGAATTCTTCTATTGCTGGAAGTACCCTTTCGGCTTCGGCTTCAAGCTCTTTGATGCCGGCATCCAAGTCTGCCAGGTCTGCGGCCAGATCACCAACCTTATCACGAACACCGGGAGTATGGGGCATTCCTGACAGTGACGGGGATGCTGGTCCCATCTTCTGGCACATGTTCTCGTAGATTTCTTTGTCCTCATCAATCTGCTTTCGAAGCGTTAAGTATCTGGACAGCTCTTGCACCGTCATACCTGACCTCCAGTAATATGTGCGCGGCCTCCAATTTGTAGAGGTGCTACCTAATTATTTTAGCACATTTTACGGCAAAAATACAGGTCTTGCGGTCGGATTATTTACGAATGAACGGGCAATCCACGCCCAGCCAGATAGGCGGCTGTCCATTGCCGATCACCGAGAGCCACAGCCGCCCGGTCAGCAGAAGCTTGATGCGCTCCCATAATGTAAGATGCCAGCAGGAAATCACCTGTCCCTCGCCCCGGAAAGCCGGAAGCGCGTCGCACTTGTCTTCCATGCCCTCCGGCGGGTTATAGGTGATGTTCTGCTCACGGAACGGAATAGGAGTCATGCGCTTTCCTTTCTGGCGCGGATCGTCACGCCCTTGGGGGAGATCGTCACGACCGCATTCAGCGCCCGCGCCGCATCCACCATCGTGTCCAGCCGAGGGTTGCCGTAGAGTTCCCGGTAGCCCATCAGGTTCCGCGCAGTATGCGGGGACAGTCCTGACTGCCGGCTAAACTCGCTGAGGGTCATCCCCCGGAGCTTGCGAATCTCATTCAGTGTCATCATCGGCCCTCCTAAGCGCCACGCTTTCTTCTTTCAGCCAGTCCTTGATGCAGTGGAAGCAATGTTCCCTGCTTCTACAACGGCTCGTCTGATTCCGCTGGACGAATTCACAGAGCAACTGGGTGAAGTTCTCCCGGATGTCTGCATCCGACATGGAGCGGATAAAGTCACCGTTGGTCATTTCTGCGGTTCCTCCATCAGCTCCATCAGTCGTTTTTTGGCGCGGGTCAGCACGTCGATCTGCCGCCGGGCTTTCTTCTGTGCTGCCGGCATGGCCGCTTTCAGCGCCGGGGAGATTGCATTGAACACAGCCCCCGCATACCCCGGCATATTGGCGGTGCGCTCTGCATCGGAGATCAGCTCCTGCAAATCAGTGAGGAGCTGGACATCTTTTTGAAAACTTGACATCAGGCATTCCCCCTCCCTCAAGACAACATGGGAATAAGGAAGAACCAAAGCAACTTCCAATTCCCTGTCACATAGATAGCAACAGATACTGCGATGCTCACGGCGATCCACTTTACGGCTTCGGCCATCTTAATCCACATCATTCTGAGCATCCCCTTTCTTCCACATAGCACCAACTCTGCGGCGCTTCATACAGGATGCAGCCATCGATTGCACAGGTAGGCGGATCCATGTAGTTGCCGGACGGTTGATAGTTCTCGCAGTCTGCATTGCCGCAAACACCAGTCCCGTTCATGCCACAGAAACCGTGCCGAGAGAAGTCCTCCAGCTTGAGCGGTTCCTCGTAGAGCTTCAGCTGAGAGATCTGCCAGCCGTATACCGGCTCACCCTGCGCATACTTTACGATTTCATCAAGGGTCAGGCAGCTTTCATACAGCGCCGGGAAGCGCTTGATGCTGATGCCCTTGCCGATCGGCCTGAACACATCAAAGCCGGTGCAGACGAACTCACCGAAAACAAGGCCGCTCCCACGACCACCATCCATGGTCTCATAGATATAAACCTTGAACGGCACTTCCAGCTTCGGGCAGGTCTTGCGGACCTCAACCGTCTTGCGCCCCCGCCGGATCAGGTCACACCACTTGGGCTTGATGCTGATAAGGACAGCTTTCATTTTTCGTTCTCCTCTCCGCACGCTTTTCTGCACGCTTCGCACTTCTTGTACGGTTCTTCGAGCCAGCAGTCGAATAACAGGCACTTGGGTTTCCTGTATTCTGACGGTGCCTTATTTCCGTGTGTCTGGGTACGAAGTGCATGGTACTTGCACACTTCTTTTCCAAAAAAGTCGCCACCGAAACTGCATTTTCCATATCCCGGCGACACTTCATGCAAAACCATGATGGTTTTTTCTTTCATTGCTTTTCTTCCTCCGGCGGCTCCATCAGCGGCACCCACATCTTCACTTCTCCGTATGGGGTGCTGTCTGCCCTGCGGCCATCTTCAATATACCATGTGCCATTTTCAAACCAGCCTTTCATGGTATTGCCGCTTCCACAGCAAACCCACACAATGTCGCTCATCATGCAGAGGTGCTTCTCTCCGCTCTTTTCTTTCCAGCTTTCATCGTGTACAGGCGGTGGGTTCTTGGCATCATGCCACGACATTTTGCGAACAAAATCTACCACCAGCTGGCTGGCTTCCCTGAGAGCCTTTGCGGCGGCTTCCTTTCCCTTGAAGCCGTTGTAATACTCAATCTCGGCCAACGCATCCATATCCGTTGCCGGGTCGATAAGACGGCAGGCTTCTTCAAGTGTCATTGTCCCTGCCCTCATTCATGGTACATACGCTTGTTTCGGTCCCACTTCATCGTGACCGGGTTGCCGCACTTGCAGGGCACCGTGATTTCGGGGTCTTCCAGATTTGTGCGGCC